TAAGTCCGGTAAAGTCCTTGTCGAGATACCTATCGTGTTTATGAAGAACAGTGTCAAAGCCTTCCGTTAATTCAGCAATAACCGTATCTGCAACTAAAGAACTTCCAGCTACTTTATCAACTTTTAAATTAAGTGCATCTTGTGTGTCGGTCGAAATAGGCTTATTAATATCCGATGTGTTGTCAACTTGGTCAAGTCCTACTTCGCCTTTTGTTACAAAATGTGGATTCCCAAAAAATGTTTGTGAATGATCATAAGCAATCTTGCCCCTGTCACCACGATAAGCAGTTGTTGAAGTTTCACCCAATTGTAAAGCACTTACTTCGAGACCGTCTATAAGGTCTAATAACTGTTGGATTATGTCGTGTCCGTATGGTGTGGACACACTACCTGCTGTAAACCCTTCGCCTACGTTTAATCGAACAACATTAGAACGGTCTATTCTTGTCTGTGTACCGTCAATGTCTTGATAAATCGAAAAGCACATGGCTGTTTCAGGAGCAAACAGTGCATCCCTTGGAACTTCGTAGCTTACTGCTGTTCCTATTGGATTAGGAATGGATATGTTAGCAGAGCGTCCAGCCTTGCCTTTTTTATTAAGATACTCCACCGCTAAATATGATACTGGATTGGTATTGATAAACACACTCCATGCGGTTGGGAGTATAATGCTAAGCTTGGTTTTCAAGTGTTCGCCGTCATTGCCTATTTTATAATCGCTAAATACTGGTGTAAATTCGCCGTTGATTTCAGTAAATGTCACATTTATTATCTTGGTTGTATATGTTGGCATTTTTGTTATACCTCGTTTCTTGCTTAGTATTTAAAAGAGCAGACAAGCACTTTTTATATCACGCCTGCCTGCCCTTGGATTGGACCTTTTATTTAATTGTTAGATGTTAGATTAGATTAAAGTCCTGTTGAACCAACAAGCCCGATGTTAGGAAGTATGTCTGCACCCATGAAGAAACCTGATGATAAGCCGTATGAACGTGTTTTCTCAAACTCTTCCATCTTGCTTTCAGGTGAAGGGCATGAATTGAGATACTGGCAAATACCATGAGGTCTGTCAGGTCTGTCATCTTCCAAAAACCATGCGGTTGTAGATGTGATATAGTTTGAAAATACTGGCTCAAGCCGTGGTAAAACATTCTTCTGAGAAGTGTCAGTAGTTGTGCTTGGGAATGTAGCTGAGTTGAATATTTCCTGTATATCCATCTGATTAAGGGCATGAGTCTTGATTTTGTTAGGCTTAGTAGGAACTGGATATCCCTGTGCGTTTTTAGCTTTAGGGAATAGTTTAAGTCCTGCTTTGATGTTAGCATAGCTTAGTGCACCAGTTGCAAGATTTGAATATGTCACGATAGTTTCACCGGTTGTATCTGAGCAAGGAATAGAGCCTGAACATGCTGGTACACCGTTTGAAAGATTAACCGTGAAAGCATCGTCCCATGGTTTGATGCCGACTTCTTCCAAAGTCTGTAAAAGAGATGCGGCAACACCATAAGCTTTCATCTTGTCGATGATGTTAGAGATGTTCTTTGCTTCTTTCATAAGTTTCCATGTGATTTCAAGCCCTGCTGCGTATGCCTTAGATGTGATGGTTGTCTGAAAAGCCTGTGTGTATGCTTCGAAAGGGAAACTAGCACCATCATCAAGCTCTACAGCTTTCTTAAGGTTACCGGTTGTGTCATAGCACCCAACGATAGTGTCTTTCCCCATCATTGTATTCCACATGGTATATTCTTTAGGAAATGCTGTCCAGTTTGCCTCAAAATGCGAATCGTATGTTATTGCTGTCGCTCTTGCCATTGTTGTTAGATTTGTTGCTGCTGCCATTGTAGTGTCCTCCTGTTAATTTATTATTTTTTTAAATACTTCTTATACTCTGTGATTGTCCATTTTTTAGGATCTTCTGATTGTAAGATTTTAAATACTTCCATTTCTCTTTTGCTTAAAGTAACTGCATCGTTTGTTTTTAATCCTCCGGCATTTGAAGATATAGGCTGTGACTTCGCTGTGTCCGTTTTAACGCCTTTCGCTCTTTGCCTTTGCATTAATTCCTTTTGTCTTGTCTCAGGCTCTACAATCAAGTTATACGCCTGTTTAGCAGTAATCTTTAATTCTTTCATTTTTTGTTTAATCTGAGGTATAAACGCATCTGCATTATCGTAGTATTCGCTTTCAGACTTAAGCTTTGTTATTTCTAAAATATCCTTGTCTACGACAGTTTCAGTTTCAGTAGATTTTCCTGATAATGATTTTGTCATTTTAAACTGCTCTGTCAAATCTTCCGCAAGCCCTTGAGCTAAATCTTCCGCATACCCCATGGAAATGTATTTTTGCTTTTTCTTTTCGAGATAATCGCTAAATTCTTTTTCCTCAGAATTGCCTTGGATTGCCTGTAGTTGGATTTTAAGTGCCTCGTTCTCAGCTTCAATCGCTTGACGTTTCTTTTTTTCTTCTACAAACCTTGCCCTTGGGATTTTTGAGTTAGTGTCATTTTCGTCGACTGCGTTTTCATCTTCGCTATCAACGGTTGTTTCTTCCACTTCCTGCTCATCGTCTAATGTGTCGCCGTCATCAGTTCCATCTTCATAAGCCTCGTCATTATCTTCATTGTCTAAATCGTTTTCAGCTTCTGCGAACTCTTGTTTCATTTTAGTAAATGTCGTTTCATCGTTTAAATCTAGCTGGTCTAATCCTTCTTTGTTGAAATCTGCTGGTAATGCCATAAATTTATTCCTCCATTTAAATAATCGTTATACCGTGATTAACGTAATGACCGTTATACCGTGGTCAGCGTAAGTTGTTTTGTTTAGGGAATATTCGCCATTGCTATTTAATTTTGCGTTTAATAGTATTTTCCGAAACTCCCTTGTTATTTACTATTTTAACTACTTCGTTGCTTGGTGTCAACACATTTTGTTTTTCTTCGTCAATTTCTTCTTCTGAAACTTCTTCGTTTAACATAGGTTTACGTAATTCTAAACCAAATATCTCTCTATCTTCGTCGTCAAGAAGAGACTCGTCGTGATATCCAACGCCTACTGTTTTCATTGAATTGTTAAGAGCAAGGAATACTCCCTTGTCTTTTACTATGGCGGTTTTTGTCATGTTCCCACCAAACCAGTTGCTTGATTTTGAAAGTCCATATTCTTCTTGATTTACCATCATAAGCCCTGAAATAGTTTTACCGTCATACTTTTTAACCAGTCTGTAATCATTTTTAAACGTTACCATCTTTGTCTACCCCATTTCTTCCTTTTGTATTTAGCATTATATTTAACAGCTTTCTCGCTGCTATGCTCTGTTCTCTGTCTTTGCCTACCACATACGCTGGAATGTCATAACCATTAGCTAAAAACTCTCCGTAAGTAAGTGGATTTTTAGTCATTGTGCCACAGTATGAACAATATCCTGTTGGGATTACCTGTCCAAAGGTGCCTTTTGTCTTTGTCCACACGCATATTCTTTCGCAATGTTCGCAAATCGGTTGTTTAATTATAGGGACTTGGACTTCCACCCCAGCAATCTTGTAAATATCATTGTTAGTGAGAAGTCGCCTGTTGTGCGTTGTTCCGCCAGTATAGTATTTTATGAAATTATTGCTGTCAAGTATGCTTTTTTGAGTCTTTGATTTGCCTATATCGTACATATGTTTGCTCCTTTTCTACTGTGTTGCCTGGAAATCAGCGTTTCCTTGCATTACTCCCATGCTTGAGCGGTTATTTTCGCCTTCTATTGATGAAGGTGAGCCACCAGGAATAGCACTTGGAAGTCCATTTTCGCCCATTGCTTGTTGTTGTGCCTGTGCCATTTGCATTTCGTTAGCCTTTTGGCGTTCAAGTTCTACCTTTTTTTCGTATTCTTCAAGCTCACTTTTTACTTTTTCAGCAGTATCAAGCGGCAGGTCATAAACTTCAGTAAGAACTTTACGGAACTCTTCCCAGAAAATAGCAGGTCTTGGTTTTCCATCTTCGCTTAAAAGCTGTAAGGACGCAAACTGGTTGATTATTTGTCCGAACATAGCAGGACTGTTAGGCATTTTATTGCCGATGCTCACCTTTAAGTCAAGCATAATACTTCTTGTTATCGTTTTCCCGCCCTCTTCTGCAAGTTGTGTTTCAGGAATTACGTCGTCAGAATACTTTTCTTTCCATTTTTGACGTTCGCCTTTTTCAATAGGCACCTTAACTGGCATGTTTTTCATTAAATCAAAGTTTACATACTCCATTTTCTTGCTATCTTCGTGTAGTCTAAAGGCTTTTTTGCCCGTCTTATATTGTAGGTCAAGCCCTAAACAATAAAGAGCAACGTCTTTTAACACGTTAGATACTGTAGTCATTTTCATTGAAGTGGCTTTGCTGCCCTGTTGTTGTAAAATAGCACTCTCTGTAGCTGTCTTTCCGGCACTACCTTGACCGTTCATGAGTTCGTTGTACCTTGTTATCCTTTGGACGTTCTCGTAGATATTCCCTATCATTCTCCACCATTCAGGATTAGGTGTTCCAAACGCAACTTCTTGTACTGGATCTGCTCCGTTTAGCTGGTTTCCGTCAAACATGATTGGATCAAAGCTCTCGTCAGTCAAGTCCTCGGGAACTATATCACTTCTCGTATCAACAAGCAGTCTGTTAGGCTTGGTCGCAACCCTTATGTTGTCGTAAAGGTTGTTAAGCAGGTCCTGTAAATCTTTAATCAGCTTGATATCGCCAAATCCATACAGATATCCTTCTTTTTCGTAGCAATTAACCATGAAGTATGGGTAGCAGTTATCGACGTGAGTATAAACCGAGCTGTCATAATTAACTTCGTTGTTCTTTTGGTTTTCAGAGCGGTCATTGCCTTTCATTGAGTCGTAAAGCAAGAAACCTTCTCTTGTGTACTCTCTTACTCTAAGCTTTCCTTTTTCCTTGTTCCAAAACTGTATCATTGTCCATGACGTTACGTCGTCGTTTTGATAGTCAACAACATCAAATATAAGTTCGTCTGAGTGTGGTTTGTTACCGTAAATGATATTGCTCGCCTTTTCCTTGCCGTAAACATTTTCCGCCATTGTCTTGGACCCCGATATATACTCAAATACATACTCAGCATAGGGGAGGTCAAGGATATTGGTTATCTTTTGGTCGAAAAATACACGGTCAATGCTAGGCACTTGTATTCTTGAGATACCAAACCCACCAAATGCGTCATGGTCGTAAGATACTTTGAAGTACGCAAACCCATACTTAAGCATGCGTCTTAAAAAAGTAGCCTTTATCTGTGTTGGATTATGCTGATGCTCAAAAGTCCACTCGGTTACTATCCTGGCATGGTCAGCAAACTCTTCGTCCATGGAGTCCTGCCCCTTAAATAAAAAACCTAGTGTTTGAAGGCTTATCTCAGCCACCTGCCCTTCAATGTTTGGGTGTACAATGTTTATCCTAGTGTTAGGACGGCTGGGGTCACCTTCTTGCTCTCCGTTATACGCCACGTCACAGTCAAGTATATCCGACATGAAGCTGTCTATCCTGTTTCGCTTGGTGTCGTTTACTATACCCATGATGTTATTGGCATCGTCTATCTCGGAATCGGTCATGTACTTGTTGAAATCCGTGTAGTTTTTACTTTTCTTGCCTAATAGTTCTAAAAGTCCCATTTATTTTAGTCCCCTTTCGCTTTTTTCTTGGTTAAAAGCCCATTTTCGTTACGATAATCAGCGTACTTGTCCGAAATCTCTTGCATTTTAACCTTGCCTACCATGTTTTCAAGCATATCATTAAGGCGTATTTGTTCCGCTTGCATGACCGCTATCCTTAAATCAATCTCGTCTATTAGTTCTAATATCTTTCTTCTCCCAAACATTGTCCTTTACCTCCTCTTTATCCATTTTTTGTACTTGTCCGGTATTAAATATAGCTTTATTGTACCACTCATGTACGCATTTCGTATATCTATATCTGAATAACCCATCGATTTAAGCTGCGGATAAGCCCACGTGCCTTCCTTGATAACACGAATATCAGTGTTTTTGGAGTCGTACATCATATTATTAAGCCCTTGTGACAGCATATCGACATAATCGTCGTGAGTACCGTTAGGGAAAGCCAATAACTCGTCTATCATTTCCTTAACCCATGGAAATAACTGTGGGTGTGGGAAGTACACGTTTCCGCTCCTAAACAGTGGACTTATGGCATTAAGCCTTGCCACCTTATCGTCATTCGCCTCTATCGCTATTATACCGCTTATCTTGTGCTTAAGGCTGTTTATAACCGCACCGCCGTTAGCTTTATTCTCTACATACTTGCTAGTAGCCTTAGGGTGTTTCCTGGTCATTTCTATAATAGCATCAACAGTATCGGTAAAACTCGCCTGCTTATGAAAACAATCCATTACGAAGAAATCCGCAAGCCGTCTAGTCAAGTAACCACCGCATACATAATCGCTTTTCTTGGTGTCTTTAAAAGTACAATCCCATGACTGAGCCTCGGCATCAAACTTATCAGGTAGCTCCATAGCGGTTATCTCAAATGTTTCTCCGCCGCTCATTTGAAGTCTTACCGGAGGAAGAGTCATTCCCTTAGGGCACCAAAACCTAAACCATGTTGATTGGACCATGTTACCGTCTAACGCAGCCGGTCTGCCTTGGAATAAAGCTTCCCATGTTCTACGTCCGCCTTGAGTCGGGTCGTTCATGTAATCGGCACGCATACCCTCAGCCCATTCCTTGCCTTTGCCTATCTCAGGCATTAACGGTTCTCCTAGTTTTCTACCTAGCGGATCAGTTTCTTCGCAGTCGCAGATACAAGCATACCTTACTACTTGAACATTCCCCATTACATTACCATACATTTCTATTCTTCCGGCTAAATCATCTTCGTGCCATCTAGTAAGTATGATAATAACCTTGGCATTGGCACTAAGTCTTGTCTTAACATTCGCAAGATATCCTTCCCAGCTCTTGTTCCTAAAGTTCTCTGAGTCGGCATCTTCCTTTGACTTAACAGGGTCGTCGACAATAACAAGCTCACCAGGATTACCGGTAACACCGCTCGTAAGTCCTCGTGATAAAAACACTCCGTTACGCCCTTTGATATGATACTCTAAGCTGGTACAAGGCTTACTCTTATCCAGTTCTATCCCGAATATTGTCTGTCCGTACTCGTGGAGCTTAGTCAGATTGCTCATTCCAAACTTACGAGCCAGTTCATCGCCGTACGACAGCTCTATTATCTTTCCGTCAGGTCTTACCCCATTATAAAACGCAGGTAGGCTTTCAGTTACATTCGTAGACTTCCCATGCTGAGGAGGAGCAACTAGTATCATTATCTGAGGAACGCTATATCGTCTTTCATCAAACACAAACTCCTGTATTCTTTTACATAAATCCATTCCAAAGCTATTATCGACATACCCACGATTAGTGTACTTAACAAACTCGTAGTAGTCCTTAGACGCTAAAGCAATCCTAACAGACTCCATGTAGCTTTCTATCTCTCTTTTCTTCTCTTCTAAATGAACAGCATCAAGAGTTGTTGACATCTTCTTCCCCGCTTTCTATCCTATTGGTTATATCTTCGCACTCAACAGGTGTCGCATCTATCATTTTCTTAGCTTCGTGTAACTCCGACATTATAGCTCTTAGCTCACTAGCGTCCATATCTAAAGCCTTCCTATTATCCGTAACATTGACATTTATATCCTTGCGGACTTGTAACCCAGCCCTGTCAAGTATCTCAACAGCCGCCTTAATCCTATCCCCAGCCCTTATACCTTCACCACCGTCAAGTATCTCCATAAGCGTGCTCATAGCCTTAGGAACCGCATATCCAAACCGCATCATTATATCGTTGTACCGTTCCTTATTAAATAGCGGGTCATCAGTCCATTTCTGTAACGCATACCTAGGTATATTGAGCTGCCTTATAACAGCCTCAGCCTTTACTCCGTCGTTAAGTAGCCTTATAGCCATCTTCTGATTACTAGTTAGTCCCATATATTCCCTCCATATCTCTCTTTATCAACATTATACCCTTGTTTTCTTATTTTGAAAATATAAAATTTTTTTAGTAGTTCTTTTTATTACTACTACCCCTTTTAAAAGAGACCCCCCTTGAATGAAGTTTAGAAAATATGATGGACTTATGAGAGGGTATATACGCTACCTTTCACCGACTGCGCGCCCTGGTTTGGGTGTACCCCCCCTAACTACTCTAATAACTGCGAATGTCGCAAAATTATAGTTTTGTCTAATTGGCAATATTAAGCCAAAATCCCTACAATGCCCTAATATCAAGGGTTACAAGCGATTTGATGATGTTAATGTGATACAATCGTTGCTGAAATACTGCTGTGTCGCTGTGTCGTGGACAAATTGAGCATAAACAAGGTCAATTAACACGCTGCTGATGCTCCAGGAAATGATCCGTTGAAAGGTGACAAGTAAAAACACTTGACAGCCACCAACCCATTATATCAATAACCCGACACCTAACAGAAACTAGCCATATACATTAAACAGAAGTTATTATCATTAATCAAACAAATAAATAATTACAGCCATCTAACAAAATTGCCAATAAACCATTAATGAATTAAACAAACAAAATCATTAACAATTAATCAACAATAAATAGTAGTATTAATTAGTACCACTAATAATAGAGACGTTAAGCAATTTAAAGTAATATATAGAGTATATATATATTAATATAGTATATATGTAAAAGCGGGGTAGGGGTTGGATTTTAATTTTTTAAAAATATTGATAAAAATAAATAAAATTATTGATAAAATAGTATTGACATTATCAATAGTTGGTATATAATTAGCGATATAGATTATCAATAATAACAGAAAGGCGGTCGCATTATGAATAATCAGCAGTTAAGAG